GCTGAAACCGTCAAAACCATTTTTTGATTTACATCAGAGGCATTGACAATGTATCTCGCACTAGTGGACTTGATGATATCATTAACCGTCCAGCGCCAGCCAGCATTGATGACCTTGTTCCCTCGCATAAGTGTAGGAGTCACAATGGTCTGACCTTGCCCATTTTTAAAGGCTACACCGTTATCTGTGGCCAATTTGATAGTGTAAGGCTTAGCCTCTTCTATCATCCTGTCTAGTTGTTGCTGAATGCCTTGAGATAACCTATTTTCAAGCGCTTTTGCGTTTGAAAAAGTGGTCTTATTGTTCTTTGGATTGGTAAAGCTGATAGTTTGCTCAGATACCCTCATCTCAAGTAAAAGAGCAGGGTTAAACCCGTCATCATAGACCTTGACTGTATCACCGATATCTAAATCCGCAAAGCCCTCAGCCTCATAAGTGATTGCAGGGTAGCAATTCTTTTTCAGTTCACGGTAAGCGATTGATCGGATGGTCTCAGGGTTTTTGCTTTCTACAGTCATATCTTTACGAGTGTACTGGTCTAGCGTTCCTGTTGAGTGTGTGAATGTAGATGGATACATCTGCATAGAAAGAGGTGCTACTAGATAAGCTCCCATTTGATAAAATTCAAGCTCTCCCTTTGCATTTTTGACTGACCAATCTCCAAGACTGCTAATGTCAATCTCATTGCCATGGTCATCCTTGCCTGTGGGTCTGACTGAATTATATATGCCAGTCTTGTCAATTGTCCTAGTGATTGTTTTTAGATTTTTACCGTAAACCAATACAGTCGGACTTAACTGACCTACTCCCTGGTGGCTATCGTCGTGTTCGTGATAGACATTGACTGTAAATGACTTGATGGAGCTGTCAGCGTTGAGACGTGTGTCAAACTCAATTTCTGCGCCAAATTTCTTAGCTAGACTAAGTAGTCTGTTGAGTTTTGTATCTGTCCCCTCCCACTCAGCAGAAATCTTTTTGTCTGATACCTCGTTGATACCGATTTTTAAAAATGTATAGTTGAGCAAGCCCATCTCCTCACAAAATTCCTTAAAACTCATAGCTTTAGGTGATTTGTAAGGGATAGAGTACTCATTGATCAGCTCAAGGTTTAGGTTGATACTATAACACTTGATAACTTTCTCATTTTCCTCAATTTTTCGGATTGTATGCAGGTAAGTTCTGCCCTTGTATCTGAATGAAACAAATGCTTTCTCATTGAGAGAGTTATAAGCCCTCTTTTTGCCTACATCTGAGATAATTGCCTTTTTAAAGACTGTAAAATCAAAGGTACTAGAACCAGTTTCCAGGTATCTTGTCCAGGTGTCATTGAAATAGTTCAACATTTCGTGCTTGTTATTGTCGATAAAAGTCACTTTTCTCAAATTCGAGTCGTGAATTGTTAATAACATTACAAATACCTCTCTTCAAACTCCACCTTCACGGTAGGCTTGATCTTAATCCAGCTTGAACAATAGATTTCTAATCGACTATTGCCTGGAGGAATGGTCAACCAATGTGAACCGTCAACGACGTCTACTGTTTTCTCAATGCCATCCACTGTGACCGTGTCATTCTCGCTATTAAGTACAATGTTTGAACCGATTGGATAGCGGTTAGGTATATCTCTTGTTGTTTGTACAAAATCCTTACGATACATTAACTCAGCAAGATATAAGTTAGGGATGATTGGTTTACCGTGAAATCCACCTATCGTGACATGGATTTTAACTGATTTTTTACCTTTAATTTCTGGGACTACAAAGTTATAATGTGAGCCGTTGAAATAGACCTGCAGTCTCTCATCATTTCTCTTGATTTCAAACTGCCCTCTTTCTTTTGCAAAAGGATTTATGTTTTGGTCGCTAGATGAGTCAAAGTCTAAAGTCTTTAAGAAATTATAGTCATTGTTGTTGTTTGTCGCAAAAACGTTAAAACCACAGTATAGACCGTTATAACGTTTGTAAGTCTCGATACCGTACAGAAACTGACCACTTGTGTCAGTCACAGTCACTTTAATAAAGCCGCATTGAGCGATTGAGTCTAACTGATAGACCAGCTTACAAAAAATGTAATCGTTAAGTGAACCCTTTTGCCCCGTCGAGTCTGTAGGTATTTCCCATGACAAGCCTGTTGAGTAGCTTGTATTGTATGCCCCACTAAATTGCTCTCTTAGTTTGATACATTTTTTGCCATTTACTGTGACAAGTTCGGATGTACCTGTTAAATTTTCTGGGCTATTTGTAACTGAGCTGTTTTTTGTAGCTCTAGCAAAACCCTGAGAAATAATATCGCCTCTGAAATCAAGCAAAATCTCAGAACGCTTGGCTGTTTCGGTGTCAACCTCGTTGCGGTCGCCAACCTCAAGAGCTCCGCTAGTATTAACTAGGCCTATATAGCCGTTTTCAGCGTTGTTTTTGACTGTGATAACAGGAAAAGCTGGAACGTTGCCATTATTGACTAAATTAAAAACAACCTTGTCAGGTTGCTCTTGTCCGTTATCAAAGCGCTTATAGGTTGAGCCGTGAGCTACTCCGTCAGGGATAATCAGGTCAAAACTGCCCTTTTGGAACCATCTAGTAATGTTTTCTACATCCACAGAACCAGATACTAGACCCATGTAATACTTGTCAGGTTCGTCTGAAATGACGATTTTGACAGCCTCTGAGGTGTTAAAAATGCCAGCTAGTCTGTGCTTAGCCGTTTCAAGTGTCATGCCGTTGCCATATTGCATAGCAAACTTGACTTTGATGGTTTTGGGTCCTGTTCTCACCTCTTGTAGATTTACTCCTAAAAGTGGAGCGTCATTTGTGACAACGTGGCGCTCATTTCCTACTGGACGGATGATGTCTATAATGTCAATAACCTCAGAGAGGTCAAATCCATTGATTGTGATTGTGTCATTATTCATTGGGTAATACCTCTCATCATGTTATCGATCATTAACTTATCGTTTTGATAGTTAGTCATTGGGTCTCCGATTTTAGCAACCAGAGTACCGTCATCTAGTACCATGTTCACAGGGCGCTTGACAGCCTCCTCAGCCACTTCAAGAGCTCTAGTTAGGACTTTGTCAGCCTGGTCACGAATAACCTCGATTTGGCTTGTTTCTGCTCGTTCTGTGAGTGATTTGAGTCTAAACTGACTAGATACAGTATGTTTCCCTAAACCTAGCAAGTCCTCAGCGCCAAATTTGAACGCTGACATCTCTTTCTGAACGTATGCCAGACTATCAACCACATCAGAGCTATTCTGTTCAATACCCACGGCAATACCTTGAGCAATGTATCTACCTACATTGTCTCTAAATAATCGTGACGGACTGTGGATCTTAGCCTTGGCTTGCGCTGCTCTCTCAGCTTGAGCGACAAGCGCATTAGCTGCCGCCGTGACAGCTCCAAGCGCCGAGTACATACCTTGCGCCAATCCTTGGCCAATCATACTCCCTGCGTATCTCATAGAACTTACACCTGACATAGCTGTAGAGCGGATTGAGCTTAACATAGCTGACATTGCAGCCGTTGCCGAGCCAATCCCTGAACGGATGCCGTTAGTAACTCCGTTAGAAACCCCACGCCCTGCCTGTTGGCCAGCTTGTGTCATCTGAGTTGCTGATTGCATAACCACAGAGACCATCTGTTGCATGCTTGAGCGCATTATTGCTACAGCTTGAGACATTGCTGACTGCACAACAGAATTGAGTAGGCCCATTGCTGATCCAGCGGCTGCTGAGATACTATAAAAGGCTGAGGCAACCATAGGAGCGGATGTAGCTAACTGCATAATGGCAGTAGTCGCCAGCATTGCTGAGGTGGTAATCAGTGTAAACTGACCTGGTATTGTACCAAGTACGCCAACTAAAGCACTCACAACTCCACTGATTGCTGTAAATCCTGCTGATATAGCTAAAGCTCCAGCCTGCGCCATCAGCATTGAACCTGACAAAGCAACTAACCCACTTTGTAGGATAGTAATGCTAGCCGTTGCCCCTGATAAACCTACAAAAGAGGTCATTACTGACGTTGCAAAGGTACTCATAGCAGTACCAGCTAATGTCATTGCTGGAGCTAAAGTAGTTACAGAGGCTGAGATTGTAGGAATGGTGCTTGCTATTGTTGTTAATACAGCAACGGCCATGGTTCCGCTGGCTTGTATTGTAAGTAGACCTGCTCCCAGTGCCTGCATACCTGCACCAACACTAGCCATTCCAGTGCTTGCTCCTGAGATTTTACCTACGCCAATAGCAACAACGGCCAAAGAGGCTGCCATATCTCCAAGGTTAGTATTAGTGAGCATTACAACCCCTTGAGCTAGTTGCTTAAATCCATTTCCTGCCTTTTGAGCAGCAGTACCAAGGGAGTTAAACACGTTAGCAAGGCCGTCTAATACACTCTTGATGGCATTACCTACAGAGGTAATGACATTGGAAATGCCAGTCATTGCTGTGTTGATGCCATCTGAAATAGCCTGGATAATTGTTACAATTTGTGGTGCATTTGCAGATATGGTGTTAATGATCTGAGTCATTCCGTTAGAGATAGCTGTAACAAGTACAGAAATCCCAAGAGCGGCAACTGCAATACCAGCACCAATAAGAGCAACGGAAGCTCCAAAAGCTAAAATACCTACAGCTCCTGCTGTCAATGCTGGACCTAATGTAGCTGCTCCCACAGCAAGTAAGGCAATACCTGCTACAATGGCAAGCATCGCAACCTGTGCACCAGTTCCAGATGAGGCAAGTTGTATAGCAGCCTGTACCAAGACATAAACACCAGCGGCAGCCATCAAGGCCCCTGCGCCAATCATAAGAACTGCAGCGGCCAATCTCAAAACAGAGCCAGCACTTGCGGACGCCGTTGTCCCAACTGCTGTATTCCCTGCACTCATTGCAGCACTTGCTCCAGCGTTAGCAAGTTGGGCTGTTGTCAATCCTAGAATGTTACTTACTAAACTAACTAGATTCTTACCAAAATCAAAGGCTGTTTTTAGAGCCTGAGCAATCTTGACTCCCGCCTTGATGCCTATCAAAGCTGTACCTATGCTAATAATCGCCGTTGCTACACTTTGGATTGCCCCTGGATCTAAGCCTGAAACAAAGTTAGCTACTGCGGTTGCAGCCTGAGAAAGCCACTTGACAATATTGCCTAGTACACTTCCTAAGGTTGTCAACACTTCTGATGCTGTCAAACTATCCCACACATGACCAATCGCTCCTGAAATGCTCTTAATAGCCTCGACAAAAGCAGTAACTGCTCCTGTATTTGAGAATGCCCCCCAAAACGTTTTGATTTTGGAAACAACATTAGAGATTGATGAGCTGATTCTAGTGACAACCCCCTCAATGTCTATCCCCTCTAAGAACGCACCTAGCTTTTCAGCCATGCTATTAAAATTAATTTTTTCAAGAGCGTCAGATATTGAATTTACTGCCTTAATTCCAAACTTGTTAAGTTTTTCAAAGGCTGGCATGAGTTTATTAGAGAGACTTTCTTTTGCCCCATCTATAGCTTGGTCAACTGTTTTGAACTCTGTAGCCATCTTTTGGAAAGCGTCAGAGTTACCTGCACGGTTCATAGCATCAAAAAAGTCCTCTGTCTTGACTTTTCCGTCTTGGACGGCTTTTACAAGCTCAGCGGTAGACATTCCCATCTCTTTTGCGACAGCTGCCATACCAGCAGGAGCTTGCTCCATCATAATCTTAAAGTCCATCCAAGCAACCTTAGGTTTACTTGCCATCTGCGTTGCCTGAGTTGACAGTGATTTCATGGCTTGAGCTGGGTTTTCAGCAGAGGCTGCAAGTCCACCAAAAGCCTTAACTAGGCTACCAACATTTTTCGTCCCAACTGCGTCAAGTTGCGAGTAAGTACTAGCCATATCAGAGGCTGAGTAGATGGTTTTGGTTGCAAAGTCCTGCATTTCGGTCTTAGCTGCCTTGATTTCCTCAGCTGATCGCCCAAAGGCCTGTAGGTTCCCCTCAAAGGTTTTCCAAGCTTTCTGTGAACTGTTTAGCTCAGAGGCCATTTCACGGACACCACTTGTAATAGTTCCAATTCCTGTAGTAAGGGCAGAACTAATCAGATTAGCTCCTAAGACAGACTTAAAAACAGACCCTACTTTTGAGCCTGCGTTTTCAAGTCCACCGAATAGAGCTTTAAGCTTGCTTACTCCTGATTGAGCATTAGAGCCATCCATATCAACCTTGATAGTAACTGAACCATCTGCCATTGTGTACCTCCTTTCTAAAATTAGTAGTCAAATTCATCAGGTAGAGCATACTCTTTTTTGAGTTTCCTCATGTTCTCCTTATACTGCTTACTGTCTCCCTTTTGAGGCTTGTAAGAACGTATTTTAAGTACCTCAGCAAACTTTGTATCACTAGGCAGCCCATTGAGCAAAGCGTTGAACTTCTTCCAGTGTAGGCTGTTCTGAGCGTCTATGAGGTCAATTCCGTAAGCCTGGAGAAATGATGAGTAAATATACTCAGCGTCGTACTTCAAACTAAAGAGACGATCTCCTCCCTCAGATTGGCTCCTAGAGCGTATCTTGCTTTTGATTGGGTTCCCTGCCAAATCTAGCACTGGTGCTGTGTCTTTAGCTGGAATAATTATGATATGCTCCTCAAATATCATCTTAAAGATTGCTGTAGCTTGTTCAGGAGTTAAAGCCTGAGTAAAATCTACATCAGTCAAGATTTGAATAGCCAGAAAAGGCTTGTAAAGCTCCTCAATGTCATCATCATTGATTAGCTCCACCACTTTCAAGACTTTGTTAAAAGCGATATTCATTGGATACACATCATCACCAAGGACTAACTCATCTGTCAATTTCCTTGATAGGTCCAGCATGTCAGTCACCTAGATATTTTTTGAGGGCATCTGTATTGTTGCGTTTCTCCCATTCTGCAATGACCCCTGTGATAGCTTCAAGCAAGTAAGCCATAGTATCGACGGTTGAGCCGTTAGAGAAATCATAGACCTTGTTATAAGCATCTTGGTCAAACAGCTCTGTCCACGACCCTTTTACCAGGTCTTGTAACGTTTCAAAGGCCTTACTGTCTTCTGTGTTGGCTAGTTTTTCGCCATCTTTTTTGAGCTTTTTACCAACTGACTCCATTTTGTGGATGTTTTTGTCATTGGCTACAAATTCAAGCTTGAACTCTCCAAAATCAACAGGGATGACATTGTCACGTTTCTTAATTACTACCATTTGTTTTCTCTCCTACTAATTTTTAAAATCAAAAATAAAAAGGGGAGCCTGTTCACTCCCCTAGATCAAATCATCAACCGACTACGGCAGACTGTTTAGGCGCTACATTCCAGCTGATAGTACACTTAAAGGTCTCATACTCAGACGCATCTCCGCCTCCAATTTTGATACCTGAGACAGTAGCGACTCCGACATATTGAGTTTTGCCATCAGCGTCTACCACTTTTAACCAGACATTACGGTCATCTCCAGTTTTAAAGCGCATAGCTGCAACAATTGCCTGAGCTTCATCCTCTTTGATGTAATCGCCCTCAAAACTGTAACCACTCTTAACAGACGTCACTACAGTTTTTTTGGTACCGTCGCCGTTGTAGTATGCAATGTCATCTGTATCCTCGTCATTTTCAGCTTCGGCGGTTTTCACTCCGTCCGCAAGCCATTTCCAGGCGTCATTACCTGGCTCAGTAGCTGGTGCTGTTGGTAACCATGGCGCAAGAAAGTGCTTGCGCTTGGCGTTTTTCATTTTTGGCATTTAGTTTCCTCCATTTGTTTCAAGTTTTGCCGTTACATCTAACATGTAAATATAAAAGCCTTGCTCATCACGGTCATTTAGGAATGGCTGTGATACTTCAAGGCCTCTGAATTGATATGAATTATTTTTGCTAGGTAGTTCCAGATTAAAGTCAGCGAGAGCATGATTGATGGCCCACAGGATAGAGCTTGTCTTCTGGTGATCAGTCGTTTTAATTGCCACCTCGAAGACAAGGCCAATGTCCTGCTTACCGTTCATGTACTCTGTTAAAATCTTCCCACCTGGTAAAGGATAAAGGACTAAATCCTCCCCCTCCGACAAATAATCAAGCTTACAAGTCAGAGGGAGGTTTAGTGTGTTAATGAAATCTCTGAGGACTTCTGAAAAATCATTGTTATTCATGCTTTTACTCCCATTGCTCTCAGGCCTGTCTTCTTCCAATCATCAAGATATAACGCTGAGGCTTTCAAGTCCCAGCGCTTGCCCGTTCCAGGAGTCGTGTACTTCTTAAAGACAAAACTCCTATTCTTGTTATAGCTCGATCCGTAGAATTGAGCTCTGGCATAAGGTCCAGGATATTTAACTCCATTTCTTGTAGCCTGCCCACTTCCACTAAGATCGCCGCTATCACGAGGGATAAAAGAACTCATGTCGGTCAGCATTTGGCTAGATATTGCTAACTTCCCTTTTGCTAATGCCGTTGGAGATACCTTTTTCTCAATGCCCTTTAAATCAACCTTGACAGATACGCCTACTCCCATCAGATACACTCCACTTCATAGCAAAATACTTTTTGTTTGTGTGGATAACTGACAGGAACCACAGAGGTCACTCTGTACTCACGTTCTCCGTCGTTGATAATGGCATTTTCAAAGGTCTTGTCTAAGACGATTGGGCAATATTTAGGGTACACAAATAACGTACTAGGCTTGGACTCTTTACGGTTGTTCTTCGTACCTTTGACTTGATACTGTCTGTCAAACCTAACAGTTCTAAGGGTCACTGGGCTCTCAAATACTTCTTTACCCCATCCGTCTTTTTCTCCTGTGGTTTTCTGAATTGTTACAGTATCAATCAATAACCGTTTATCAATGTCTGTCATAACCTACCCCCCTGTAGCCAAATCCTGCCGATTTCAGAGTATTCAAGGCGTCAAGTGATAAGTTATACCTAGCACTCTCTAAAGGCTGGCTAGATGAGTTCTTGTAGGTGATATGAGTGCGCCCTAGAACCACAGTAGAGACTGATTGCTTATCATCAGCCGTAGTGATCCCACTAGCGTCCAAATATGCTACCTGGAAAGCCGTAGCAAGTTTGACAGCTTTCTTTCTAGTCTCAAAATCAGTCTCAAAATCCTTAACACCATAAAAGCCATCAAGAAAGAGATTGATTGCAATCTCTGCCCTCTGTAGTAGTTTTTCAAATTCCTCAACTTCATCAAATCCAAAATCCATAAATTCATCTTGTGTTAAGTAGGTCATGACTTCGCCGCCTTAAATTAAATAATCTGGATTTTCAGAAAGTCCTGGAATTACATCTGAAGTTGGTTCTTGAGATGGGACAACTTGCTCGATTTCTTCTAGCCAGTTGTCTCCATATTCCGCAAGTGTCTGTCTATTAATTTCATCCGCTTCAGCAGCTGTCATTTCATACGTATTATTTGCATCAAACTGCTGCCCTGTTTTTGTCATGAAAAAGTTTGTTTTAGCTTTAAATTTAGCCATTTATTTTATTCCTCCACTTCGTATCCTTGATTTTCAAAGGCTGAAATCATAATCGGGTCGGACAGAGCAAAAGTTACTCCATCTTTTTTCAATGTTTTTGGATATTTTACTTCTGGCTCTCCTTCAGTTTCTTTAGATACAACCAAAGTCTCTTCAATGTTAGAATCGTTCATTTTTATCCCCTTTCACTAAGCTGATTTGTGAACGTAGATAGCTTTCTTCTTGTTGTCAAGAACAAAAGCGTCGTAACGGATACGACCCTCAACGAGCTTGCCGTTAATTCCTGGTGGGTTATCGTGGATCTTGTAGTCTTCCAATTTAACAGGAGATGGAGTAGCTACAGGATGAGCGATAAAAAACTCTACATTTTGTGGCAATCGTGAGGTAGGTGTCAAAACTACTGGCAAGCCGTCAATCATACCTACTTGACCCTTGATAGTAATCTCTTGACCAAGGTCAGAGTTTTTCACAAAGGTTGGGTCAAGTTTGATGAGTTTGTAGAATTTAGGAGATACATGCAAGATACGGCCAGCAGTTGGAACGAAAGCGTCAGTTAGTTTAACCTGACCATCAAGCACAAGCTCGTAGGCATTCGTTTTAGTTACTGAACCAGTAGCGATATGATCTGTATCTGCACCAGCTACGATTGTTGCAAAACGGTAAGTGTCTACTTCTGGGATAACGACTTCTGACAACTGACGTGCAAGGGCTTTTCCAGCCTCCATGACACCATTTGTGTCCTGTTCAGATTTCTTGTCAATTGTAAATGTGAAAGAGCGATCTTTCTTCATTGTCATAGTTTGAACTGTATTCCCAAGTTCTTCAGCGTCACCGTAACGGTTTTGCCCAGTTGTCTTGTAGTCATTCATTCCTGATGTTGGGATAGAGTAGACCTTGACGGTGTCAACTCCAAGAAAATCAAAATCTTGGTTAACAATACCAGTAGACAGGGCCTCTTTAGCAAAGCGCTCATCTACTTTTTCATCAAATTTAGCTGCGTAATTTACTGCCATGTGTGATATTCCTCTTTTCTTTATTTTTGGTTTTATACGCTATCAAAGCCTGCAAATAGGGCTTTGTCCTCTGCGCTTAGATGATCGTATCCAGTTTCTGCTGGTGGATTTCCGTGCACAGAGATATTAGGGTTAGGCTGCTTGTCCTCAGCTTGGAATAGGTAAGGGCTTGACTCTTTGAGTGAGTTGATTGTGTCCTCTAACTGAGGTTTTCCATCTTCTCCTAGCTCAATCTTGTCTAGGTCAATGAATTTCATCAAGTCCTCTGAGTTGTAAGCTCCTACGTCTTTCAAAGCAAGGGCTACAGCGTTTGTTTTAGTGATATGAGCAAGGTTTGCCTCACTATCCAGCTTGTACTGGTCAAATTGGGCTTTTAGTTCTTCAAGCTGTTGTTTGCTTTCAGCACTAGCTCCCTCTTTGGCCTGTAAATCATTGATAGCTTTGGTCTGTTGCTCAAGCTGTTGTTTTAATGTGTCGTTTTCGGCTTGCAGTTCCGACTTGGCTTGTGACTTGGCATTTTCAATACCTGCACCGTACGCTTGCATAATATTGTCAATGACAGCCTTGTCCTCGATACCTACCTCAACTAACATTTCACGTTTAAGACTCATGTCTTAACTCCTCCTTTTTTTACGTCACATGGACAAATTAAGACAGTTTTACGCCATGCTCCAGGGCAAAATAAAAACCGAATGGAAATCCATACGGTTTATAGTGGTTTATAGCAATTTATTGCATGAAAAAAGCGCCTAGATTGTTCTAAGCGCTGATTTTTACTAATTGCTTTGCTTTGTTGTAGTATGGCTCAAGGAACTTCCTACACAATTCTCTATCTTCTGTATCCTCTTCAACATAGAAATAATACATTGGTTCATCATTGATGAGATCAAAAAGAGGCTCATTCTCCGCTATCAAACCATCAGCAAAAGCCTCGTCTTCGCCTAATTTGGCGGTGAGTTCAAGAAAAAAGTCATAGTAATCATCAACATCACCATTTACACCTCTTTTTAGCATATCTAAAATAACGTTTGAATACTTCATCACTTAATCTCCGTCAATGTTTTTGCTGGTTTGCTGGTCTTCATGAAAGTTACAATTTCGTCAGAATTGTTTTCATAAATCAATAGCAACCGATTATAATATTTAGCCTTACGTCCTTTGTGCTCTGATTGATAATTCAAGGGCAGGCTAGCGACTGTTAAAATAGAGTCAAAATTGTACATCAAGCGTCCGTTAGGTCTACGCATTCTAGCTATGTACTGTGAAATGGCGTGACCGCCAAATCTTACACCATGTTGTTTGAAATTGTAGTAAGCATCTACAGCTTGTTGTTTTTGTTTGTCAGTCAGTTTTTCCTTGGTGCTAGACCATACATAAGATGCTACCTTGTTATCTTGTCTCAAAGACTCTTTTTCTGATCGACTCAACGACTTGAAGTCACTATAAGACTTGGGTGCTTTATTTCCCAAATTTTGTAGTATTTCAGAATACTCTTTTTTAGAGCGTTTGTCAATAGTCTTGTATAACTTTTGAACAGCGTCATCATTGTAGTAGTACTTCTCTCTAGCGTAATCACGATGTAGAAACGGATGCTGTTTGAGATAGTCTCTCATGGCTCCCTGTTGGATCCTAACCTTGCTCTTATACTTGTCTATCAGCTCGCTGTCTCCTAGTTTTTCTGCAACGTGTAGAAATTCCTTAGACTGTCTGATAGACCTCTCCAGGGCCCTCTGTTTGGCCTGTACGTTTGCATTTTCTATAGCCTGCTCAGGCGTTAAGTCTCTTAACTCGTCAGGCAAATCAGGCTTGTAGTTGGCTCCTGGGATGTATGGAGTCATCTCATGAGTACAGTTAATACCCTGACAGCCCCAAGCGTAGCCGTATCCGTAGTCTGATAGTGCCAAAATACGCTCCCCAGCCTCCGTCCTAGCAACTCCAGTAGTTACTATCTGATGCTGCAAAGGAGCGCACATCTCTCTTGCTGTGGCCTTTTTGTGATAGTAAAAGGTATCTATACCCAACTCCTCAGCAGGAGCCATTCTGACCTCACGATAGACACGCCAAGCCGTGGACTTGATAACTTGCCTAGCGTAGGTATCAGCTTTCCACCGCTTGCCTTGGCTATCAGTAAAGCCGTAAAAGCCTTTTTTAGCCCATTTCATGACTGTGTCAGAGATAGCCTTGTCTGAGGTAGTGAGTCCTGTGACAACCTTGGCCACGCTCTCCTGGACTATGGACTGATATACCTTTCTCACACTCATTGGCAGTGTGGTATTGATAAGGTTGTCTATATCTCCCATAGCTTGATTGACATAAGCAGCTAGATTGGTCTGAATGATAGAGTTGCCAGCAAAACCACCTCCAACAGTAACCTCTAAAAGCTGTTGTTTGGTGTCTTTGTAGATTTTGTAGCCCTCGTTTTGGATGACATGCCTAAGTTGCTCCTCAGCAATGCCTGAACGGTCAGAAATGAGCTTGACATTGTCCTCATTGAGTAGGCCCATCTCATTCATTTTCTCCAACTGCCAGATATAAGGGTTATCATCAAGACTAGCAGAGCCACGTTCTTTGATACGGTCTATAACCTGGTCAAAGAGTTCAAGAGTTAGCTGATGATAGATGTCTGCAACCTGACTAGCGTCAAGCATTAACTGCTCATCATTTAGTTTGATTGGTTTCTTCTCTTTCATAAGCTCTTACAAGTCCCTCAGTTATTAGCTTGCTTGGGCTTTTTATTCCAAATAAACGCCTCAGCCTATCAATTACCATAAATTTCAACATCTTCATCACTCCTGCCTTCGTTAACCTCGCTGATAGCATTGCCACTAATTTCAGCCTTTATTTCCTTAGCTTTCTCAGGAGTCACGTTGAGCACCTTTTCAATGGCCATGACATCCGTAGCAAAACCAGCATTTACAACCTTAACCCAGTAGTCCAGCTCAGCATTTCGGTCTGTAAAGACTCCATCATCAAGGTTAATGCTGATTTTCTCCATTTCAGGGATGTTTCCCTTATAAAGACCGTAAGCCTTGCCTAGCTCTAACATTGAGATAACGAGCTCTTTCAGTGACTGCTCTACTAAGCTGACAATGCTGTTTCTCATCTGGTATGTGTCTGAGTTCTCTGAGACAACCTCAGTAGCTGTTTTCAAGCTCTTACCGTCAAAGGTGAACGTGCCAGAAGATACTCCTATCTGCATTTCAAAAATCGCCAGAATCTTATTGATTGCCTTAATGTAGTCATCCGAACGGATAGGCGTTGTAAGGTCAGTAATACCTACCCCCTTGTCCATATCTCCTGAGTCAATCTGTTCATAGACATTACGTCCAGCCTCAAACTCACGCTTGACTGTGACGTTCTCGCCCTCCTGATTGTACTCAACTTTAATCATTTGACTAGGGACGGCCACTCTGCGCTGACCCATCTTAATCTCCCACATGAATTCATCATAGGTTGTATTAAGAAAGTCCATTGTAGTCTTGGCATTGTCAAAGATAGACAGCCCAAGGGCTGAGTTAATATCTTTGTTATTCATTCCTGGGGTCTTCAAGTAAGTAAAGAGAGGACGACTCAAGTCGTTCAGGTCTACCACTTCCTCAAGATCCTCATATAGGTCTGACAGAGGTACCCTAGCGCCTACAATGTTCTTATTATCAGACTTGTAGAGCTCGTTAGTGACCGTGTACTTGTCATCCTTGCCCCATTCGTGCAGTTCAATCAGCGTGTAAAACTTCTGCTTGTTACCCTCTGACTTGATTGTCTTAGTGATAATAGCAGCGCTAGAAACATCCTGTGTGTTGTTTTGCAAAGGCAAAAAGACAGGCGCTTGAATGAAAGATACTCTTACCTTGTCTCTATCAACGTATGGCCTCATAGCCAAGCCGCCAAGAGCCAAACCACTCTCCAGGTAACGCTCAAAGTTCTTAACAAAACGGTCATCTTGTAGCTGTTTCTGAATGAATTTATTAGCGTCTTTGTCGTCTAACTTGATTTCAGCCTGCTCATTAAACACTAGGCTTGCAATCTTCTTGGCTGCTGTACGTCCAATAGGCAGATGGTTGAAAGCTCGCTTTAGAGGTGTTCCGTTACTGTCAATGTACTCAATCTGTGGATAATGCCCTGCATAATACTTGAGATTTTCCCTAATGCGGTCATACTCTGCGGATGACACTGCTATTTTAGGGTGATCAGTGATATTCGTTAAGTTCTGTGCTGTCATCACATACTTGCTCCTTGTAAAAAAATTCTTGATAGTCTGTACTATTCCCATTATTGGCTCCTTTAGACTTTTAGTCTTAGCTCTCTAGCGTTGTCTAGGACAAAGTACTTGAACTCGTCCACCGTGTGGTCATCTTCCTTGATGACTTTTGGATCATCAGTATTGAGTGACTTGTCATCATAGCGGTACATCTTATGCTCCTCTACAAAGACCTTGTTATTCTCAGTATCAAGGTAGTAGAACCGCCCCTCAGCTAGTAGACTGATAACCATATCAATCATAGTCTGATTTTTCTTCTTAGCCACAGGGTGCCAGCGCTCGCCATAGTCTTTGAAATACTGGTTACGCAAAGCCCCCTCCGCACTATCAATAGTCATCTTGAGTTTTGGCACTCTGTACTGTTTCATGACCTTGTCTATAAAGTCATGGATCATCACAGAGAGCTCACTAGGTGCCTTTTTGATGGTCTTGCCAGCTGGTGAATAGTAGAAAGTATCAAGCAAGATAACATTACCCTTGGCAGTTAGTCCATAAGCCCCACAGGCCGTCGCTGACTGTTGGTGTCCTGTGTCTAAGGCGAATGATATACCTATCACTTTGTCGTTGTCTGGGAGGCTTTCTAGTGGCTTAAAATAGCTCATGTTGTAAACATGATTACCTAAACCGATTACCTCGCCCAAATACATCCAACGATAGTAGTCAGGGTCTGTCTCTTTGTAGCGTTCTATCTTGTCTTTCATCTGCTTAGACAAAAAACCTAACTTGTCATCAAGGTAGGTGCTGTGATGTATCATGTAAGTAGGGTCACTAGCTTTCTCTGCCACCCACTCATTTATCCAGTCATAGGGATTTCTTGGAGGGTTGTATGTGAAATAGACCTTGACCTCTTTGCCATTCGGTAGCTCTTGACGGATGAAAGTATCCTCAACTATATCAATGTCCTCACGACCTGCAAACTCAGCCAATTCCTCAAACCATACAGCCATTACATATCCTTTGGCTATCTTCTGGGATTTGAGTTTCATTGGATCGTCTACGCCGTAAAAATAAAAGGCTGTACCTGTCTTCTTATGTGTAATCTGTAAGGGAGATTTCCCAAACTTGAACTGATTAGCTAGCCCCATCTCATAGATGGCCCATCTTATCTGCTCATACACGGACATTCTCAGGTATTTACCTACTTTTCGCAAGACTACCACATTACCGTTGGGATCATTGATAAAATCATTTACAAGGTCAATAGAGACTACTGATGACTTGGTAGAGGCACGGCCACCCTTGAGCACCACATGGCTCTTAGTCGTGTATAGGACTTCGTCAAATACTGGGTTAATCAGTTTCGCTAGGTTCAGTATTGCCATTATACTCACTCCTATCAAATGTAAATCCAGTTATGACTGTATCATCCTCATCATTAGAGCCTAACTGTGCCTGGAGGTTTTCAATTTCAAGCCTTAATTTTTTATCAGCTAACTCTAAATCTCTGAAAGCCATGTTATTCATGCCGTCCAATGCTGACAAGTATGCCGTTGAGTTAGCTTGTCTGATACCTTCATTCTCGATACTTGCCCTAGCCTTGTTTTTAAGCCATTCATACTCATTAAAAGCCTGTTCTCTGGACCATAGAGACATGTTCGAGAACTGTTTCAATAATTCTCGATACCTAACCCTTACCTCACCCTTATTGAAAATAGCAGATGCTTTATTGTCAACTACTGCATTGCTCATTTTTTCGGCTTTGTAAGCCTGTCTATATGCTTGTCTTTGGGATAGTCCAGAGATTATTCCTTGGACAAATAGCTCTTGTTTTGGGGTTAGTTTATCCACTCACCGGACTACCTCCTTTCTGACAAAATAAAAAGCCACTCAAAGAGTGACTTAGTGCAAGCAGACTACAGACTTGCGTGTTAATTAGTAATCAATTTGAAAGTTTTCCTTTTTTTATTTTTTGTAGTCATTTAAAACCTCTAGCGGAATCAAACCGCCTAGCTTATAACTTATCCGGAATATAATTAGCTATGCAATCATGCAAGGTCTAGTCGATAAGCCGACCTTCTAATAAGTTAATGAGTGATATGCGAATGCTAAGCCTACTGCCTACCCCATTATGGGACACAAACACTCAAAGGAGAGGGGAGGACTTGAACCTCCAAGGCCATTACAGCCCCCTGACATTACAGGTAACCATCTACCAATTCTGAGACCTCTCTTTTCAATTATTGATACTACCATTCTAACAGATTTTAGACTTCATGCGCACTCACTTTAGCTCACTTTGTCTTTGATAGTCTCCTCTAGTTCAGACTCAGCCTGTTTGCGTAATCTGTAATAAGTTGCCTTACTAATTCTCAAATTGTCGCAAATATCCTCAATGTAGGTCTTAGTAATGTAAGTCATCCTGAGAATAGACCTACTTTTTGGATTTTTGAGCTTGTTAATCAATCTGCCAAGCTCAAGCTTTCTGTTGATAACCTCTTTAGTATCCTGTTCTATAGCCTCTTTCATCACTACCAGCTGAGTATAGACATCATCAACTTTTCTAGTTTGTCCACCTTTGACTTTGACATCTGCCCACTTAGGACTTGAGAGCAAACCTGCCTCAAGCTCATTGATTTCATCTATACGGCTTTGGATGTCCATATCAAGGTCTTGTAATTCTTTTAATAGCTCTTTAGCCTTGTTCACTCTCTATCTCCTTTGTGATATAATAGTCTTTGTGAGAACTATTAGCTGAGGTAGAGAGTGCCTTGGCTTTTTTTACTCCCAAGATATATAAATTTTCTTATCAGAAATGTAAGTGTCACCTGTCAAAATATTTCGTGAGCGATATATCTTGTGTCTAACTCTGAAACCTGGTCCTAACACCTCTCGTAATAACTCCAACGTTTTCTCATTATCCAAGCGACGTCTAGTATACTCATCTTTGACTGATAGTACACCTATCAGATGACCTGTATATCCTTGCTGAGCAGATGCTTTTATTTTCTGCTCTAAATCGTGTTTCTTGAAGTAACGCTCAAACCATTTAGCATGGCTTTCTGAGCTAAGTTGCTGTACTTCATCGAATAGTGTCATGATTTACCTCCAAAAGCTCTGGGTTCTCATATACGTTGCCGATAATTGTCACATCTAGGAACTCTCCATCAAGCAAATCTCCCATTTCTACAGAATCCCTATTGGTAATAGTAAAACTTCCTTGACTCCACTCGACAATACCCGTGTTGACATACAAAAAATCTGTTTCGGTATAACAATCTTCAAATTGTACTACATCCCCCTCAAAGATTTCCTTGCCGTTCTTGTCAACCAATCCTGTTGATTGCATGAGTTTAACTTCATCAAACTCAACTGACATTTCTGTATATCTTTCAGTGTCTCCTTGTTGGCAGATATCTACAAACTTACTGTCAAATGAAATATTAGTGACATCACACATCCATTTCAACGACTTCATCCACGCTCTAAACTTCGGTGCCATCAAGTAAATCCTCCTCTTTAACAAACACCCCATCAATCATCTTACCTTTGCGGTCCTTGATGACTTCATAAGCTTCTTCTAAGCAATTTTCAGCTGTAGTACCATTGCAAAATGAAACCGTACTAACCACGCTATCAAGAAACATCAGGTCTGCTTTGATTAACGGAATCTGTGTCTCATTGTGACAGATATGAGCGTATAACTTCTGAGCGATATTCCCTAAACTAGAAACCATCAGCAGCAATTCAAGTTCCTGTTGATTTGCTTGAATCTGAGCGCCGTTCTTAATCTGCTGTTCAAATCCAATCAAGACTACCTGGATGTCTCCAAGCGCATCGTAAATCAGTTCAGGTTTATCCTTTGCGATACCTTCAAATAATTCTCCTGACTCTTCCATCAACTTCAAGAACTGTTTGACAGGATTTGCTTCATGTAAATTTCGGTCAACAAACCACTGCTGAACCTTTTCTTCCAAATTCATTTTTGTATTCATCTTATTTTCCCTCTGTTTTCTTCGTAATCAAGTAGTAGCAGTCAACTGCTCCGTAATCAATCCTGATATTTTCTCCACTCATGCTTTTTCGAAAGCGTGGAGAGGTGATAGCTGAGTAACTAGCTTGATGTTTCTTTAATTCATTGATTGCGCTATGGATGTGGCCGAAACTCCCGATGAGTATCTTGCGGTGACCGTTGTAAATGAAGTATAGATTTAACATCCATCCACCTCCACTGGATAGAAATTCCCAAAGGACACTCTCAATGCCTTGCCAACTTGCAATGCAACTGCGCGAGAAATGAACCGCATAGCTTTCCGCTCGTCCGAATACGAGATATCAATACCAGTCACACTAATAGCTACAGACATCAAGAACGGTTTATCCTCTTTTGTCCCATGCTTTAAAATAAACATCAGCCACCTCCATTTTCAAGCCTTTCAAGTAGTTCACGTTTACGCTCTTCGAGTTCCTTCTTAGTCTCATCACTGGTATTGTTGACATAGTTAGGCTGTGACCATTCAGGAACATTTGATTTCTGATTACCTGGACGTTTGCTGATTTTGCTTTCTTTGTACGCTCGCTCACGTTCCTCGACTGCTGCAATCGTCAAAACTCCATCGTTTTTCCAATTCGTCAAAATCGCTCTGATATAACTAAAATTCCTTTTACCATTGTCAGCAGCAAGACCAATTGCTTTCAGAACAACTTTCGCTTCCATTCCATCCAAAGTGATGAACTCTTTTAAAATTTCAAATTGAGTTCCATCCAACGGAGCAATACGAGATTGATATTCTTCGACGATGAGTGAGACTGGATTTTCATCTACATCTTTCTCTATATCTTTCTCTATATCTTTCTCTATATCTTTCTCTATCTCTATATCTATATCTTTCTCTATAT